TTAGTACACAAGTTTTTCTAATTTTTGCTCTAACTCTCTGTCCATTTTCTCTGTTACATGGGTATATACCTTTATAGTCGTTTTTTCATCTGTATGTCCTACTCTTTTCATAATTGCTTTTAACGATATATTCATTTCCGCCAATAAACTTATGTGGGTATGCCTTAGTGTGTGAGTAGTAACTTTTTTATTTATATTTAATGATTCTGCAGCTGAGGACAATCGTTTGTTTATCCTACTGCCTTGCATAGGATTTCCTTGGCAAGTTGTGAATATAAACCCTCTATCAACATAGCTTGGTTCCCATTGTTGCATCTTTTTATTTTCTAACATTATTTTTTTCAATACATTTGCTATCCTTGAATTGATGGCGATTTTTCTTCTTGAACCTGCGGTCTTAGTAGTATCTTTGTGACCAAATCCAGCATTACATTTGATTCTGTGAATAGTACCGTTAATATCGATCGTCTTATTTTTGAGGTCTACATCTTTAACTTGTAGCGCTAATAACTCACCTATGCGCATACCTGTTAAAGCTTGAACTTCAACAGCCCCAGCAACTAAAATACGAGCTCTATACTGCATGTTATTATCGTTCAGTATAAAATCGCGTATCTGTATTACCTGTTCCATCTCTAAATAGTTATACATTTTCGCTTCTTCTTTTTCTATATCTTCTATCGTCCTACTCTTCTTTGGTAGTGTGACGCTATTTAATATGTGTTCGTTTGGATAATTGTAAAATTTAACGGCGTATTTAATAGCTTCTTTCATATGTCCAAGTTGACGCTTTACCTGATTTTCAGAATATATGTTTGATAATTCGTTAATAAATGTTTGCATGTACTTTGTATCAATTTTGTTTAAAAGTAAATTTTGAGAACTGTTCTTTTTGATGTTTTTGATTCTTGTTTTCAAATTATCAAGCGTCGTTACTTTAAAGCCAGATGTTTTTGTATGATATTCAAACCATTCATCTAATAGTGTATGAAAAGTCAAAGTTTTTAAAATGCTTGATGACTGGTTATTCAATTTTTCTTTTATCTTATCTTCTAATCGAAACATTGCCTCTTTTTGCGATTGCTTTGTATTCTTATTCAAGACAACACTTACACGTTTCCATTTATCTGTATACGGATCTTTGTATTTCTCGTAGTATCTATACTTCGTTTCATTGTTCTTATTTTTAAATTTTTCAAACCACATTTTACATCCCTCCTCAAAATTGGCAAAAAATAATAAGGGTAGGTGGGCTACCCAAAATTTAGTACTAGGTACTAAATGTGATATAATAAAATAAAAAGTAGGTGATATTTTGCAAATTTTACTATTGATAATAACAACTGGGATACCAGGATTTTATACTTACTATGCTCTATCCAATAAGAATTTGGTGTATTTCAATAGTGATAATAAGAAAGTTATTCTCGCTTTCTTTTCTGTAGTTTCTGTTTTTATTTTTTTATTAACTCTTAGTCTGTTTTCAGGACAAAACAACGTAAATCAGCTATTTCAAAAATTAACTTTTACAAAAACATTGTCTGCACTAATAGTAAGTATATTAATAATCATCATATTAACAGAATTCGTGTATACAAAAATTATAGAAATATACAATATTTTTAGTAATCATAACCGTAAAAGTAATAATTTAAAAAAAGTTGAAACGCTACCTGTACATCTATTAAAGTATGAAGATAATAAATATAAAATGTTCATAACTGTAAAAGATTTCGAAGGTAACATAATTGAAAAAGGATTCCTTGATAACTATTCAAGAAAACACAATCGAAATATATTACTTGATACTAGATTTAATGCTAATTACGAAGCCTTCAAAACATTGTCTGAATACAATGATTCATATTTAGATTTTGAAAACAAAGTTAAATTAGAATATCTATATATCGATAAGAAAAAATTAATTATTTCTTCTTAGGTTCTTGGATTAAACTTTCAACTTGACCGCTAGTTAATTTTTGATCACTTCCGGACTCGCCATTTCTAATTTCTCCTTTATTCTCGCTCACGTTCTCACCACCATTCAACGTCTACACTAGTAGGCGTTTTTTGATTAGTAAAATCATAATGAATCTTCTTTGGTTAACTTATCGCCATCTATTTTTTGTGAAATAAATTCCAAGTATTTACGCGCATTATGTGACGATAAATCTTTAGGTAACTCATAAGTGAATGGTTGATTACCACTAGTTAAAACTTCATATACTATAGTTTCTTTTTTTATTTTGCAATTAGTTATTTTCATTATAAACTCCTTTTAAACACTGCTGAAATAGACGTCTTTTATATTAAAGTGCCATATAGGCGCTATTAATCACAATACAACTTTGCCCATTACTTTAATATTACTAAACGAAGCGACTTTGATATCATCATACTTCGGATTTAGAGATACCAAATTAATATAGTCTTCGCATATATCTACACGCTTGATAAGACTTACTCCATCTAATACAACGAGTGCAATTGTACCATCTTTAATAGAATCTTCTTTCTTAATAAAAGCGTATGTTCCTTGTTTTAACATAGGTTCCATTGAATCACCATTAACTAAAATACAAAAATCAGCATTTGATGGCGTTTCGTCTTCTTTAAAAAATACTTCTTCATGCAATATGTCATCATATAATTCTTCTCCTATGCCAGCACCAGTTGCACCACATGCAATATACGATACTAGTTTAGACTCTTTATATTCATCTATAGAAGTGACTTTATTCTGTTCATCTAATTGCTCATTTGCGTAGTTAAGTACGTTTTCTTGGCGGGGAGGTGTGAGTTTGTTGTATATGGAAGTGATGTCGTTATTTTCAATTTTTCTATTCTTAGAAATATCAAAACCCATAAGCCACGCTTCGTTAACGTTTAAAGCCTTTGCTAGTTCAAAGACTTTGTCTTGTTTCGCTTCATATTTTCCATTTAAATAATCGCTAATTGAGTTTCTGCCAATACCAGTCCTTCTTGATAGCTCTGATTGAGATATCTTCCGTTCAGACATAATTTGCTTTAATCTATCCTTAAAACTGTTCATATTTCTGAACACCTCCTAAGAATATAATACTACGTACAATGACGATTATCAATAATTTTTAACAAATATTGTACAGAAAAATGTATTTTATGTGTTGACTTATTTAAACAAAGGTGTTTTAATTGATTTGTACAGAAAACTGAACAAGAAGGGAGGTGAGTTTATGATATACAATTTCGATTATAGTTTGCTGTACGAAAGAATGGCAGAGTATAGATATAGCCAAAGTTCTTTAGCGAACGCAATCCCTATTTCAAGGACATCTATTAATCACAAGTTGCAAGGAAAAAATTTATTCACACAATGGGAAATAAAACGAATCTGTGAATTATTAGAAATCCCACCAACAAAAGTAGGTAGATATTTTTTTGAACAAAATGTACAGAAAACTGTACAAATATCTTAAAAGGAGGAACGAACAATGCAAGCATTACAAACAAAATCGAACATCGGCGAAATGTTCAACATACAAGAAAAAGAAAACGGAGAAATCGCAATCAGCGGTCGAGAACTTCATCAAGCATTAGAGGTTAAGACTCCATACAAAAAATGGTTTGAAAGAATGAGTGATTACGGATTTGAAGAAAATATCGATTATGTAGTCACGGACATTTTTGTCCATAACCCACTAGGAGGTCGTCAGAATCAAACTGACCACGCACTCACACTAGACACTGCAAAAGAAATCGCAATGATTCAACGCAGTGAACCTGGTAAACGTGCAAGACAATACTTCATCCAAGTTGAAAAAGCATGGAACAGCCCAGAAATGATTATGCAACGTGCTTTAAAAATTGCTAACAACACAATCAATCAATTAGAAACAAAGATTGAACGTGATAAACCAAAAATTGTATTTGCAGATGCAGTAGCTACTACTAAGACATCAATTTTAGTTGGAGAGTTAGCAAAGATCATTAAACAAAACGGTGTAAACATCGGGCAACGCAGATTGTTTGAGTGGTTACGTCAAAACGGATTCCTTATTAAACGCAAGGGTGTGGATTATAACATGCCTACACAGTATTCAATGGAACGTGAGTTATTCGAAATTAAAGAAACATCAATCACACATTCGGACGGTCACACATCAATTAGTAAGACGCCAAAAGTAACAGGCAAAGGACAACAATACTTTGTTAATAAGTTTTTAGGAGAAAAACAAACATCTTAATAGGAGAACACTATGGAACAAATCACATTAACCAAAGAAGAGTTGAAGGAAATTATAGCGAAAGAAGTTAGAGAAGCTATAAATGGCAAGAAACCAATCAGTTCAGGTGCAATTTTCAATAAAGTAAGAATCAGTCATAAGGATTTTGATGAAATTAATAAAAAGTTTGCTTATACAGAACGTTTAAGAGGTGCTGACAATCTCGGCTTAGGACATCCATTATCTTTAAAGAAATATCAACACGGAATAGGATGTTATGAAAATTACAAAGCATACGCTAGTGAAATTCATGACCACATTAGAAAACTTACATTATCAGCTTTTGGTGTAACGCTTAATTCTGATTTAAAAGAGAGTGAATACGATGAAGCTAGCAGAATGTATGACATGTTGAAGAACTTTTATTTATATCGTTACCAAAAACGAATTGAAACCTTGTCAATTGAAGATTTCGAATAATAAGGAGGCGCAACAAATGCAAGAAATAAAAAGAGTAGTAAATCCGCAACTTCATAGCATTGAAACAGGTAATAATTTACTTAACAAAGAGCAAAAGTTATTAAAAGATAACTTAAACGCAGAAATTAAAAATACTAAACTTTCATACGCTGAAATAAATGAAGTTCTCTACCTAATTGATAGAGAACAACATTACTTAGCTAATCATCGTCGCTAAGTTGAAATTGGCTAAATAAATCCTTGTCAGCTTTTTCAGAATCAGCAATGTATTTTTCATACTGTTCCTTAGTTCCACCAAGAACATATTCAGTATTGTAATAAGCTTGTCCGTTATCCAAAATCCGAGTCAATTTTGTCCCAACGTGAACAAGCTCCCAACCATCTTTGAGAAAGCTATTAACAGATTCATTAGCCAAATCATCATCGAAAGACAAAAGATGATAGTAGTTTTTCATAATACCACCTCCTTCCATCAGGAGATAACAATATTATACACGAAAGGAGCATAAACATTATGCAAGCATTACAAACATTTAATTTTGAAGAATTACCAGTAAATACATTAACAATCGAAAATGAACCATACGTTGTAGGTAACGAAGTAGCTAAGATATTAGGATATTCAAACTATCGAAACGCTATAAATAACCATGTAGAGGATGAAGATAAGCTACGTACCCAAATCAGGTACGCAGGTCAATTAAGGACTGTGACATTAATCAACGAATCAGGATTATACAGTCTAATCTTCGACGCTTCTAAACAAAGCAAAAACGAAAAAATCAGAGAAACCGCTCGAAAATTCAAACGTTGGGTAACATCAGATGTCCTACCAGCTATTCGCAAACATGGTATCTACGCAACGGACAATGTAATTGAACAAACATTAAAAGATCCAGACTACATCATTACAGTGTTGACTGAGTATAAGAAAGAAAAAGAGCAAAACTTACTTTTACAACAGCAAGTAGAAGTTAACAAACCAAAAGTATTATTCGCTGACTCGGTAGCTGGTAGTGATAATTCAATACTTGTTGGAGAACTAGCGAAAATACTTAAACAAAACGGTGTTGATATAGGACAAAACAGATTGTTCAAATGGTTAAGAAATAATGGATATCTCATTAAAAAGAGTGGAGAAAGTTATAACTTACCAACTCAAAAGAGTATGGATCTAAAAATCTTGGATATCAAAAAACGAATAATTAATAATCCAGATGGTTCAAGTAAAGTATCACGTACACCAAAAGTAACAGGCAAAGGACAACAATACTTTGTTAATAAGTTTTTAGGAGAAAAACAAACATCTTAATAGGAGAACACTATGGAACAAATCACATTAACCAAAGAAGAGTGTGTCGAACAATGCATCAATAAAGACTTAAAACTTTTAGATTATCGAGTTCAACAAATTTTAGAAGGTGTTCTATCAGAAAGTACCACATACGGTGATGCAAGAAATAAATTAGAAACATTGAAAATTATTGCTGAATCTCATTTTAAAACCGAACATGCTTCAGTTATTTACAAATTAGCATTGAAAAAGTTAGACAAAAAAATCAACGCCACTCCAATTAAAGAGTGACGAAAAAGGAGGATTTCAAATGTTTAAGATTTTAAATGATATAAAAACTTCTTTAAAAAACCATCCTTGGGGTTGGAAAGAGCACTTACCTTATTTACTGATGTTAACTCTGTCACTTGTGGCTCTGATTTTCGGTGTTCTGTCCGCGATTCTATGATAACAGGTTTTATATAGATTCCTTACCTCCTCTCTGTAGGAGATAACAATATTATACACGAAAGGAGATGTAACAAATGAGTGAACCAATCAAAGAAAAGTTAGAACTACTAATTCTTAAAACACTTAAACATAAAGAAAATTCAACATCTATCATCAGTAATGACGAGTTAGAAAAGCTATTTAATATGTATAAATATTTAAATGAGCCTAATCAAAAAAGGGTTTGGATAGTAGATTTAATCCCATGTGTAGCTTTGATTTGTGCAACTAGCATTCTAGTAACGCTTTTATTACTAGTGATGCAATTGCTATAGAAATACTGATGATTGTACCAAGAATCCATCTAATCCAGCTGTTACGCGCGGAAAAATAAACATCTTTACCTTTAGATGTTATAGACACGTAACCACTGTATTTCATATACAGAATCGAGAATGAAGAATCTTCAGAAATTTCGAGGTCGTTCTCAACTTGTGTAATCCATTCTTTGCGAAGCATGTATTCAAAGTCTTTATGCTGATCAGATAGTTTTATTTTTTCTTTGCTACAGGCTTTATGTAGTACTAAAAAAGTTGAGATATTCACACACATCACCTCCTTAGGTTGATAACTAAATTATACACGAAAAGAGATGTAACAAATGAACATTCAAAAAGTAATGAAATTAATATTGAAAAAAATTCATGAGATGAGGGAGATTTTAAAAAAGTTCAACAAAAATATCAGACACAAAGATCTAATTGTCATCAAAGTGAAAGATGAAAACAGCGTTCCATTAGTCATTTATAAAGGTGGAGAGCTGAAGAGCAAACGAGTAGTTAAATTTTTATGGGTAACTAGAAACGGAAATTACGAAGGTGGTTACGACATAAACATAGAGCATTATGCAAAGAGTGAAAAAGGCAGACCCGGTAGATATGAAAAATCAGGATTTAGAAGTTTGTTTTTTAAGGAGGATTCACAGTGAACAAATTGTATAAAACAACCCTCCTCATCACAATGGCAGTTGTGACGTGGAAGGTTTGGAAGATTGAGAAGCACACTAGAAAACCTGTGATTAGTAGCAGAGCGTTGAGTGACTATCTAAACAACAAATCTTTAACCATACCGAAAGATGCTGAAAATTCTACTGAATCTGCTCGTCGCCTTTTGAAGTTCGCCGAACAAACTATTAGCAAATAACAACATTATACACGAAAGGAAAGATAGAAATGCCAAAAATCATAGTACCACCAACACCAGAAAACACATATAGAGGCGAAGAAAAATTTGTGAAAAAGTTATACGCAACACCTACACAAATCCATCAATTGTTTGGAGTATGTAGAAGTACAGTATACAACTGGTTGAAATATTACCGCAAAGATAATTTAGGTGTAGAAAATTTATACATTGATTATTCACCAACAGGCACTCTGATTAATATTTCTAAATTGGAAGAGTATTTGATCAGAAAGCATAAAAAATGGTATTAGGAGGATATTAAATGAGCGACACATATAAAAGCTACCTATTAGCAGTACTATGCTTCACAGTCTTAGCGATTGTACTCATGCCGTTTCTATACTTCACTACAGCGTGGTCAATTGCGGGATTCGCAAGTATTGCAACTTTCATATTCTATAAAGAATACTTTTATGAAGAATAAAAAACTGCTACTTGCGCCAACAAGTAACAGTAAGTGTTCATCAAAATATACAACTTAATTAAATCAAAATATACGGAGGTAGTCAACTATGGCTGAAAATATTAAAACAGAACAACATTATTACACTAAAGATTTCTCAGGATACAGAAATGAAGAAGATAATTTTGTAGCAAATCAAGAATTGACAGTAACAATCACATTGAACGAGGACAGAAAACTTATTGAAATAAAGGCTGTTAAAGATAAAGAAGAAGATACTTACAGAGGTAAGTATTTTGCGGAAGAAAGAAAAAACGAAAAATTGGAAAAAGAAAATATAAAACTAAAAAACAAAATTTATGAATTACAAAACGAAGAAGATAACGAGGAGGACGAAGAAGACAAGGAGGACGAGAACGATGTATTACAAAATTGGTGAGATAAAAAACAAAATTATAAGCTTTAACGGGTTCGAATTTAAAGTGTCTGCGATGAAGAGACATGACGGTATCAGTATACAAGTTAAGGATATGAATAATGTTCCACTTAAATCATTTCATGTCGTAGATTTAAGCGAACTATATATTGCAATGGATGCAATGCACGACGTTATAAACGAATGGATTGAAGAGAACACAGATGAACAGGACAGACTAATTAACTTAGTCATGAAATGGTAGGAGGTATGAAAAGTGAATGATTTACAAGAGAGAGAATTAGAAACATTCGAACAAGACGACCGATTCAAAGTAACTGATCTAGACAGTGCTAACTGGGTTTTTAAGAAACTGGATGCAATCACAACTAAAGAGAATGAAATCAACGATTTAGCAAATAAAGAAATTGAACGCATAAACGAATGGAAAGATAAAGAAGTAGAAAAATTACAGAGTGGCAAAGAATATTTACAAAGCCTTGTAATTGAATATTACAGAATACAAAAAGAACAAGATAGCAAATTCAAGTTGAATACACCTTACGGAAAAGTGACAGCCAGAAAAGGTTCAAAAGTCATTCAAGTTAGCAATGAGCAAGAAGTCATTAAACAACTTGAGCAACGAGGTTTTGACAACTATGTAAAAGTAACTAAAAAACTTAGCCAATCAGACATTAAGAAAGATTTCAATGTAACTGAAAACGGCACATTGATTGACGCAAACGGCGAAGTTTTAGAGGGTGCTAGCATTGTGGAGAAACCAACGTCATACACGGTAAAGGTGGGAGAATAGATGACTGAAAAAACTAATCAAGATGTCGATATTTTAACGCAACTAGGTGTAAAAGACATCAGCAAACAAAATGCAAACAAGTTTTATAAATTTGCGATATACGGCAAGTTCGGTACTGGTAAAACTACGTTTTTAACAAAAGATAACAATGCCTTAGTACTAGATATAAATGAGGACGGAACAACGGTAACAGAAGATGGGGCAGTTGTGCAGATTAAGAATTATAAGCATTTTAGTGCAGTGATTAAAATGCTGCCTAAAATTATTGAACAACTAAGAGAAAACGGAAAACAAATTGATGTTGTAGTGATTGAAACAATCCAAAAGTTACGTGATATCACTATGGACGACATCATGGACGGTAAATCAAAGAAACCGACATTTAATGATTGGGGCGAGTGTGCTACACGCATTGTAAGTATTTATCGTTATATTTCTAAATTACAAGAACATTATCAATTTCATCTTGCTATAAGCGGACACGAGGGCATTAACAAAGACAAAGATGATGAGGGAAGTACTATCAATCCAACAATCACGATAGAGGCACAAGACCAAATAAAAAAAGCAGTCATCAGTCAATCTGACGTGTTAGCAAGAATGACAATAGAAGAACATGAGCAAGACGGCGAAAAAACTTATCAATATGTACTTAACGCTGAACCATCAAATTTATTCGAGACAAAGATAAGACACTCAAGCAACATCAAAATTAACAACAAACGTTTCATTAATCCAAGTATTAACGATGTTGTACAAGCAATTAGAAATGGTAATTAAAAATTAATTAAAAGGACGGTATAAAAATTATGAAAATCACTGGTAGAACACAATACATTCAAGAAACTAATCAAGAGGCATTCATGAAAGGTGGGGACTTTTTAGGAGCTGGAGAATTTACAGTAAAAGTTGCAAATGTCGAGTTTAACGACAGAGAAAACAGATACTTCACGATTGTTTTTGAAAACAACGAAGGTAAACAATACAAACACAACCAATTCGTCCCACCATTCCAACAAGATTATCAAGAAAAACAATATATCGAGTTACTTAGTAGATTAGGAATTAAATTGAACTTACCAGATTTAACTTTTGACACAGATCAATTAATTAACAAAATCGGAACTATTGTACTTAAAAATAAATTTAACGAGGAACAAGGCAAGTATTTTGTAAGACTCTCATATGTAAAAGTTTGGAATAAAGACGATGAAGTAGTTAATAAACCAGAACCTAAAACTGATGAGATGAAACAAAAAGAACAGCAAGCAAATGGGAAACAGACGCCAATGAGTCAACAATCAAACCCATTCGCTAATGCTAATGGTCCAATAGAAATCAATGATGATGATTTAGCGTTTTAAGGTGTGGTTTAAATGCAATACATTACAAGATACCAGAAAGACAATGACGACACTTATTCCGTCGTTGCTACTGGTGTTGAACTTGAACAAAGTCACATTGACTTACTAGAAAACGGATATCCACTAAAAGCAGAAGTAGAGGTTCCGGACAATAAAAAGTTGTCTATAGAACAACGCAAAAAAATATTCGCAATGTGTAGAGATATAGAACTTCACTGGGGAGAACCGGTGGAATCAATTAGAAAATTATTACAAACAGAATTGGAAATTATGAAAGGTTATGAAGAAATCAGTCTGCGCGACTGTTCTATGAAAGTTGCAAGGGAGTTAATAGAACTGATTATAGCGTTTATGTTTCATCATCAAATACCTATGAGCATAGAAACAAGCAAGTTGTTAAGTGAAGATAAA